CATCTGATCCTCCCCGGTGTGCAAGTGGTGCGGACCTCCTTGCACACCGGGGGCCCTTCGGGGCTCTTCGTTCGACGGTCCGCGATCTGTTCACCCCACCTACTTGGAGGTCCGCAACCCCATGGCCAACTTCTCCCTCGACTCCATCCGTGCCGCCGCGGAAGCGAAGTACGGGTCCACTGACATCGAGCTCGGCGACGGCTTCGTCGTCCGACTGCTCAACCCCCTGCGCCTCCCGAAGGAGAAGCGCGCCGAGCTCCTGAAGATCCAGGAGAAGCTGGACGGCGACGACGTCGACCAGGAGCAGGTGCTCGCTGACGCGATCCGCCTGGTCGCCGACAACGAGAAGGCGGCCGAGAAGCTGCTCTCGGAGATCGGCTCCGACCTCGCGGTCCTGGCGCAGATCTTCGCGACGTACAGCGAGGGCACCCAGGTGGGGGAAGCCTCGGCCTCGGAGAGCTGATCGACAAGTACGGCGAAGGGCTTTACCCCGACCTGCTCTTCCACTTCGGAGTGGATCTCACTGAGGTGATCGCAGGTCGGGGGCCCGCGCCGGCCCTTGTCCTTGCTCTTGTCCAGAGGCTTCCTGATACCTCGCTCACGATGGCCCTCGCGTCGGGCGGTCGTGACCACTTCGGCTGGGGGCTTGACCGCCACATGCAGGCCGACATCTTCGACGCGATCAACCAGAACACCAGAGCCACCGGCCAGTGGGGCAAGGGCAAGGCGCCCAAGATCCCGCTCTGGCCACGCCCCAAGCCCGAGAAGAAGAACAAGGGCGAGGGCAAGAAGGGTCGCCGCGTCTCCGTGGCGGATCTCTACAACAAGTTCAACGCCAAGCGGAGGTAAGCGATGCCCCAGGGTCAGGTCATCGGACGCGTCAGTGTCCGCGTCCTGCCGGACACCAGTGAGTTCCGACGCAAGGCTGAGAATCAGCTCGCCAAGGACGAGAAGAAGCTCAAGGTCGAAGTCCAGGTCATGCCGAACATGGCCGGGTTCGAGCGTCAGCTCCTCACCGAGATCTCCAAGATCAGCCAGCGCAACCGCCAGTCGGACGCTCGCAAGGTGAAGATCTACACCCGCATCGACACGAGCACGATGAACGGCGAGCTGGCCAAGGCGATCCGCGCGTACTCCAACCGCGCCAAGAGCGGCGACAAGGTCAAGCTCCAGTCCGAGCTCGACGCGGGTGCAGTCGACCTGAAGATCTCGGACGAGTCGCTCCGCAAGATGACGGACGATCTCAACGACTGGCGCGACCACAACTCGCCGCTCAAGATCAAGATCGAGCCGGACATGAGCGCCCTCGGTGGCGCTGCCACCTCCGCTCGCCTCGCGGTCCTGACCCGGCCGCGCACGGTGTCGATCGTCCCCGAGCTGAACAACGCGGCTGTCGCCAAGGTGGCTACCGCGCTCGCTGCCCTGTCCGGCATCCGCGTGCTGAACAACCTCTTCGAGAAGTTCGGCGACATCCTGAAGAACCTCGACAAGAGCGTCCCGATCATCGGTTCGCTTGCGTCCGCCGTGGCCGGCCTGGCTTCGGCTGGCCTTGCCGGTGCGAGCAACCTCTTCGCGCTGTCAGCTTCGCTGGCCCAGATCGGACCAACTGTCGCCCTGCTTCCCGGACTTCTGGGTGGCTTCGCGGTCGGACTCGGCGTCACCATCGCCGCGTTCAAGGACTTCAACAAGGTCATCCCCGAGGTCAAGCAGACCCTCTCGGATCTCCAGAACGTGATCAGCGCGAACTTCTGGGAGAAGGCCAAGGCTCCGATCAAGGAGATGGTCGACTCCCTGCTCCCCGCGTTCCGTAAGGGCGTGGCGGACACGGCCACCGAACTCGGCGGCTTCTTCGGCTCCTTCGCCAAGAACCTCGGCTCCTCCCTCTCCCCCGCGCTGGGGCAGATGTTCACCGACCTGTCGTCGTCCATCACCATCGCGACCGGTGGAACCAAGGCGTTCGCCGACATCATCGCGACGCTGGGCAAGGTCGGTACCTCTTACCTGCCGCAGCTCGCGCAGTGGTTCGTCGACATCTCCAAGCAGTTCGCCGACTTCCTGAAGGCCAAGGGCGAGAACGGGATCAAGGCCGAGATCGACCAGGGCATCCAGGCCCTGAAGGATCTGGGCGGCGTCCTCTACAACGTCTACGGCATCCTGTCTGGTGTCGCCCGTGCGGCGACCGAGGCGGGCGGTACGTCCCTCGGGACGCTGAACGACGCACTGGCCAGCATCCACAAGACGGTCGACTCCAAGGGCTTCCAGTCCGGCCTGACCGACGTCTTCAAGGCTGCGCACGAGGCGATGAACAACATCGCCACGACGTCCGGGCCGGCAGTCAAGAACCTGTTCATCGAGCTCGGCTCCCTGCTTACGACGGTCCTCCCGAAGGCCGGCGAGATCATCGGTACGGCGCTCGACGCGGTGGCTTCGGCCCTCGCTCAGCCCGCTGTCACCGAGGGCATCTCGGCCATGTTCGACGGACTGCTCGGTGCAGTGCAGGCCCTCGCTCCCGCGATGGCTCCGCTCGGCCAGGCGCTCGGCGCGATCATGCAGGTCGTTGCCGCGATGCTCCCGGTCTTCGGTCAGCTCGTCTCGGCTGCGATCATCCCGCTCGCGAGCGCCTTCTCGACGCTCGCTCCGCAGCTCATCCCGATCGTCGAACTCCTCGGCGGCGCGCTGACGCAGGCGTTCCAGGCGCTGGCTCCGATCATCGAGCAGATGGTGCCGATCGTCGGCGACCTGCTCGGTACGGCGTTCCAGTTCCTCGGTACGCTCCTGCCTCCGATCGCTGCGATCTTCGGTCAGATCCTCGCCGCGGTGATGCCTCTGGCGTCCGCCCTGATCGATGCACTCGCCCCGATCCTGCCTGTGCTGTCTGCGGCACTGACCACGATCTTCACGGCCCTCCAGCCGGTGATCGCTGTCGCGCTCCAGATCATCACGGCAGTCATCCAGCCTCTGCTTCCGATGCTGTCCGAGGTCATCCAGTCCGTACTGCCTCCGCTGGCCGACGCGATCTCTCGCGTGGTCGAGGCGCTCCAGCCGTTCCTTCAGGCACTGCTCGCGGTCGTCAACTTCCTGATGCCGATCCTCGTGCCGGTGCTCCAGTTCATCATCGAGATCCTGGCCGGCGCCCTCGTCGCCGCGATCAACGGTGTGGGCCTGGTCCTCGAAGGACTGAAGGAGTTCTTCGTCGGAGTCTTCGACTACATCGTCGGCTTCTTCAAGATCTGGTGGGGTCTGTTCGAGGGCATCTTCACCGGCAACTGGGACACCTTCAAGGACGGCTTCAAGCAGCTCTGGGAAGGCATCAAGGGGATGCTGAAGGGCGTCTGGGACACGATCCTCGGCGCACTGGAAGTGTTCCTGAACGTCGGCATCCTCGGCGCTGCGGGTAAGGGCCTCAAGGCCATCGGCGCCCTGTTCAAGTCCGCCTGGAAGGCGATCGGTGAGGTCTTCACCGGAGCCTTCGCTGCGATCCGCGGCTACATCGGAGTGTTCTTCACGGGCGCTCGCGGTCTGGTCACTGACGGACTCGCGGCCATCGGCCGGTTCTTCTCCTCCGCCTGGTCCTCGATCAAGACGGCGGCGGTCACCGGCCTGGGCAAGCTCGTCTCCGCCGTGGGCGAGTGGATCGGCAAGGCCGTCACCAAGGTCAAGGAGCTGCCCGGCAAGGCGAAGTCCGCACTGGGCTCGCTCGGTTCGACGCTGCTCTCTGCCGGTAAGGAGCTCATCAAGGGCTTCATCTCCGGCATCACGTCGATGTTCAGCTCGGTCAAGTCCAAGCTCGGCAGCCTGACCGACAAGCTGACCGACTGGAAGGGTCCGCTCCCCAAGGACAAGGTCCTTCTCTACAACGCCGGTGTTGTGATCATCAAGGGTCTGATCAAGGGCCTTGAGTCGCAGTTCGACAACGTGAAGAAGAGCCTGACGGATCTGACCGGTCTGATCGGCAAGGCCAAGCTGAGCAAGTCGGTGACGGCCAAGGTCAAGGCCGACCAGGCGCAGCTCAACAAGCTGCTCTCCTCGTACGACTCGCTGAAGAAGAAGGTCGACGACGCCAAGAAGTCCCTCGCGGACCTGAAGGCGGCGAAGGCCGACTACGCGGCGAACATCGCGCAGAAGATCATCGACGACGCCAACGTCACGAACATGGAAGGCGGCTTCACCGGGATCATCGAGCAGCTCACGCAGGCTCGGGATCAGGCGAAGCACTTCGCTGACGTGCTGGCCAAGCTGAAGAAGCTGGGCCTGAACTCGGAGATGTTCGATCAGCTCGCGCAGGCCGGCCCCCAGGCTGGCATGGATGCGGCTGAGGCGATCCTCGGTGCGGGCAAGGCTGGCGTCGACCAGGTCAACAAGCTGGAGAAGGAGATCGCCAGCGCGGCCGGGAAGGTCGGAGCGACCGCAAGCCAGGTGATGTACGACAACGGCATCCACATGGCTGAGGGTCTGGTCAAGGGTCTGGAATCGCAGGCCGACAAGATCGAGAAGCAGATGCTGAAGATCGCGGACTCGATGGTCAAGGCCATCAAGAAGGCGCTCGGCATCCACTCTCCCTCGCGGGTTGCGAAGAAGCTCGGCTCGTACTTCGGGCAGGGCTTCTCTCTCGGTGTGGTCGGCGAGAAGTCCAACATCGCTCAGGCGGTGGAGGACTCCCTGGTCGTGGGTCCGACCTCCAACTCCACGGCGCGCAACATCGCATCCGCGGTGGGCAGCGCCCTGGGCAACGGCTCCTCGAACGGGGGCAGCTCGAAGACTCTCAACTACTACGCGGCACCCGGCTCCTCGCTCGGCTCCGAGGAGGATCTGTTCGCCGCCGCGAACCGAGCCAGGATGGGATGGTGAAGTAAGTGCCAAAGCTCCTGCTTGTGAGCGGTGCGGACACGATCGACCTCAACGAGATCGACGAGCAGGGGGTGGGGTTCCAGGCCAAGTCCGGTGTGACTGG